ACGAAGTATAGCAAGCGATGTTGATATAGACACGCGCAGTCGTAGAAGATAATGGTGTCGCACCGACCAGAACGAGGTGCGGGAAAGAGAAACAATGGCTCCTGAAATAGAAGAAACGACGCCAGAAGCAGTCGAAACCACGCCAGAGGCTTCTCCGGTTGCAACCGAACCGGAAGAAACCGGGGCGGAACCGGCTGACGCGCCGGTCAATGAACTGGCTGAATTTCGTGCAGCGCGAAAAGCGGAACAGGATGGCGTGGAGACAGATGAAGCGCCAGTAGAAGAAGTTGCGGCAACATCCGAAGAGGAACCAGCGGTTGACACTGCAACTGTCGATCCGTCGAAGCATGTTTTTGATCCGGATACGGGTGAGGTCTTAGATCGGCGTACGCGTGCTGCCAAACGGATTGAAGTCTTATTAAAAGAACGTCACGCATTACGGCGACAACTTTCAAAGCAGGCACCGCAGGCAGAACCAGTTGCACCACCTCAACCAACGGCTCCTCCAGCAGAGACGGCACAGGAGGATGAGCCTAAATTTGAGAATTTCTCGAAAGAAAAAGATCCATACGCTGCGTTTTCTGCGGCAACAGCACGGTATCACGCTCAAGCTGAGTTTCAAAAACAAGTAGTCGAGCAAAAAAAAGTTGGACAGAAGGCACAGTTACATGCTGAAGTGCAGCACGCACAAGACACATGGGATGGTAAGCTGGATGAGGTACGAAAACGCATTCCCGATTTCGATCAGGCATATACAGCGATGTATGAAACGCTGCCGAACGATGGCAGGCAGCGGCCTTTGGTCGAAACGCTCTTAACATCGTCCATCGGTCACGAGATGGCCCATTATTTGGGGACACATCCTCAAGTGGTCACGGACTTGTATAACAAGCCTTCGCTCAAGGCTCATATCCGAGCGCTTGGAAAACTAGAAGCGCAGGTCGAAGCAGCGATTCAGAATCATACTGCATCACCTGTATTAAACCCTGTAGGCGCACCTCCACCACCGATACGTCCGGTGGGGGCAGCAACTACTTCCACTAATTATGACAGTCGGTCGGCGACTCTGGCCCAATTCCGCAAACGTCACGGAGTGCGCGGTGGACGACGGAATGTCTGAGGTGGTTTTTTTTATAAAGGAAAGTGATGGCGAATAATCTACCCACAATAGATGACATCACATTGGCCGCATTGGATGTGTTTGAAAACAACCTCTATGCAGCCAAGTGTTGTAGTCGAAAGCTCGAAGGCGACTTCGGGTCGAAGGGTGGTCAGATTGGTGATACGATCCGGATTAGAAAACCGGCGCAGTTCACCGTTCGGACCGGCCAAGCGTGGGCGGGGCAGGACATTGAAGAGCAGTCCGATACGCTGACGTTAGATCGTCAGCAAGGTGTGGACTTTTCAATGACCTCCAAGGAGCGCAAGCTGGATTTGAACAGCTTGACACAGCAGGTGTTAAAGCCTGCGATTGTCCGACTGGCGAATGAAGTCGATGCGAACATCCTCGAAGATGTGACCAAGGCAACATTCAATGCCGTCGGCACTCCGGGAACGACTCCGACCACAATGGCGACCTACATTGACGCAGGCGTCAAGCTGACGAACTTCACCTGTCCTCGTGGCAATGGTGAACGGCACTTGATGGTCAATGCGGAGATGGAAGGTGACATTGCCTATGCGTTGAGAGACTACTTTCATCGTTCAGGTAAAATTAACGAGGTGTTCGATAAGGCAGAAGTGTCGGATTATGTGGCAGGCTATAACTGGTATACCGACCAGAACGTCTATACACATACCGTTGGCACCTATGCTGGCACCCCGTTGGTCAATGGTGCCAGTCAAACGGGATCAAGCCTGATCACGGATGGCTGGTCCAGTGGCGCGTCTAACCTGACAGTGGGCGACCGCTTTACGGTAGCAGGCGTGTTTAGCGTGAATCCGGTCACAAAGGCAACACTGTCTGATCTTCAGCAGTTTGTTGTGACCACGGCAGTCAGTGACTCCACCGGTGCTATGACGATTAGTATTTCGCCATCCATCGTGGGACCGGGAGAACGGTTCCAGAACGTCAGTGCGCTGCCAGCAGATGGCGCGGCCATTACGGTATTCGGGACCACCGGGAATGTGTATTCTCAGGGTGTCGCGTTTAACCAAGAAGCTGTGACATTGGCAATCGTGCCGCTAGAACGCCCCAAGGGTGTGAATCAGGCTTCGATGAAGTATGACTCACAGTCGGGTGTCGGTCTGCGGTATATCGAATGGTATGACGGCGATTCCGATATCTGGAAGAGTCGTTTTGACGTCCTCTATGGCCTCAAGACCCAACGACCAGAGTGGTCGGTGGCGATTGCTGCCGCTTAACAGATGAAAGGAAGGTGTAGTATGCGTAAATTCTTCTTGATTCTGCTGGTGGCAGGCTTCTTGTTAGGCATGTCACAGCAGGTGAATGCACAGACATACATGACACGCACGACCCTCAGTGCAGCTATTAATAACTCTCAGGCGACGATTACGGTCGCGTCCGGGACGAATTTTTCTGCTGGACAGTTTGTCTGGGTCAACGACGAAGCGATGCAGATTTCGTCCGTGTCGGGTACGTCAATTCGCGTCATTCGCGGCATCCTTGGGACTCGCGCCCAAGCGCAGGCGAGTGGAGATGCGGCCTTTACGGGCGCTGGCAACCATTTTCAACAGGTTGATCCAGAAACCGCCGAGGCGTGTTCAGAAGGCACAGGGCAAGCCCTGTATCTTCCGTGGATCAATGTGCAACGCGCTATTCTCTGGCAGTGTTATTCCAGTGCATGGCGTGGCGCACGAGCGGCGATTCTTGTCGAGAGTTCAACCCCGACAACCGTGCCGTAGTGTATGACAGTAGGAAAGGTTCTGGTGGTGGCGCTCTGCCTTGTGTGGAGCGTCACCACTGTGAATCAGGTCTTTCGGTGGGGCCATCCGCTGCATCTGTGGCGGCAGGCCATTGAGGAGTCTCCCGATAAACCACGTCCGTGGAACAACTTGGGAGCGTACTATCTCCTTGACCGCGCCGAACCCTTTGCCATTGACTGTTTTATGCGCTCGACCCGCTTGGCGCAACATCCCCATCGTTCNTACAATGAACGCGCNAGCGGCATTTCGGTCGCCCAAACCAATCTGGCATTGCTCGAAGCNCAGCATGGAGAATACGACCGGGCGTTAGCACGGTTGACCCCGGTGATGCACCTATACAAGTTACAGGAAACGATTGCGGCGCACGCATGGATTACCAGACAGAAGATTATCGACTCTCCGTAGCCCTGTTTGTGACATTAGCCTTCTGCATGTATTTGCCGATGAAGGCCGCGCCATTTGTCTACGAAGATGTCCGCTGGTTAGGGTCGGTGAATCAGGAGATTCTCTGGACGTGGCCGAGTCGGGCCTTGACCAATTTGAGTTTTCAGTGGCAGTCTGACATCTATATCATGTTTGGCTGGCCGGTGAGTCCCGCATGGTTTCACATGCTGAATGTGGGGGTTCATTTAGTGAATAGCGTGTTACTTGCCATTATTGCGATTCCGATGATTGGACGATTAGGGTCCATCTTCGCCTCTGGGATGTTTGCCATGCACCCTCTCATGAGTGAAGCGGTGAGCTACGTGGCGGTGCGTGGGGACCTCCTCCTGACCTGCTGTGCGCTGGTCGCCCTGTGGGGACTTCGCAATGGACAGCGAGGCTTGGTTGTGACGGCGGGGGCCATGATTCTGGCTGGATGGACCAAGGAAATCGGCGTAGTAATTATGGCCTTAATGCTCTGGACCTGCCTGATCTATCGCCAGCATGTGAAGCTCGCGGGCTATGCGGCGGCGGTGGTCGGGTTACTCTGTCTGGTGCAATGGCCGACGTTCAGCGCGTGGATGACCCTGCCGGTTCATGCGGGAGGATCGTCCCTGTCGTGGGCGGAGTTTTTCGGCACCCAAGTGGGTGCATTCTCTCGATTATTTGCCCTAGCGATCTGGCCGTTCGGGTTCACGGTTGACCATGATATGGCGACGCTCAGTTTATTATGGCGATTTGTCGGAGGATGGTTGATCTTTCTGTCGATTCTTGTCATGGTCAAGACGTGGCAGCAGGCACCAGTATGGACATGGGCGGGTGGCTGGATCTTACTCTCCGTCTTTCCACGTTTAGTGGTGCCGCAATACAATTTTTTAAGTGAACATCAGATGTATTTGCCGATGGTGGCAATCAGCGTGCTAGGCGGCATGATTTTGGCGCAAGTATGGCAGGGAAAGGATTCATCGTGGCTGCTACAATTCCGTACATACATCAATCATATCCGGGCGTAAGATACCACCGTGACGGCGCGACACGGGTGGTCGATTCTGAGAAGGAAGATCGCGCATTAGGGTCAGAGTGGGCAGATTCGCCTACGATCTGGAGCGCCGTGTCGAAAGTTCCGGCGAAACCCAAAACGAACGCTAAACCACGACGCAAAGCGCGTCAGAAGGGCTAATCATGGCTGCTGCTCCGCTTGCTTCTCGCATTTTTGATGCGAATGGTGAAGTGTTGCTGCTTGATGTGCGTGGATTGGGCGGTGTCGCCCTCCAATTAAGCGGCACATTCACTCTCACGGTCCAATTTGAAGCTACGGTAGACGGACAAACGTGGGTATCCCTACGGATGTTGCCAAGTAATAGCACGTCGGCGGCGACAAATGCGACGGCTGCGGGTGCGTGGTCTGCGAATGTCGCGGGTTTCAAGCTAATGAGGGCGCGAGTGAGCGCCTATACCTCTGGCAGTGCCGATGTGACGTTCTTAGCCTCCTCAGCCTCCGGTCGAATTGGATCGAGTGGCGGAGATGCCGAAACCCTTGATGGGGAGAACGGCTCCTACTATCTCGATGTCGATAATGTCACTGCAGGCACCCTTGTGGTGGCCCGTGGCGGTACTGGCGCGGCGACCCATACGTCTGGCAACTATCTGAAGGGTGCCGGGACGGGGGCAATCACGAGCGCGACGGCGGCGGCGACGTTTGCGGATGTTTCTCCGCTAACG